CCTACTTTTAGCTGTCTTAAGAATGTGCTCGCCTTACTCAACAACTTCCTGAAAACATGAAAATCCATTCTTCCAGCTAGAATGAATATCATAAATACTTATTAACCATCATAAACTAATCTCAAACTCCAATCACTTGGTGGAGGTCCCAAATGCAATAAAATTTTATCCATTTGGCTCTTATAATTCGATCTATAATATAAGTATGAATAGCTCTGGGCTACTGCCTCATCGTTTTCAGGATCTAAATGCCTCAAATTAAAACAATGTTTAGCATGATAACATGGTTCAATTTTATTATTCTTGAATCTCATGCCTGCAAATTCTGCAAATGGCTCAACTTGTTTTAAAATGCATAACTGCGATAATCTGTCAATGTATTTTTGTGTAGGTTTCTTCTGCAAAACATCATCTCCCATTGACCACAGTATGCCATATTCCACTGGTTGTTCTTTCATCCTAAACTCTTCATTAATTCGGGCATCCAAAATTACTTGCGCTATGGAGTTATCAGATATTGTCAATACAGATCCAGATTTTTGCATACCAGAGAATGTTTGTTTTAAAACTCTTCCATTAGAAAATATAAAAACTGCCTCTCTGTAAAGTTGGCTATAACGCCAAGCTGCTAACTCTGCAAATCTGTCCTTACTCCTTCCATAACACAAATTAATTCTCAGATCCAGTAATACCTCAATCAACCAAGGCTGCACTGTCCAATCCCAGCAACTCTTATCGGTTGATACAACTCCACTAGTCGGAACTAACTTCCAACCACCTAAAAATTGGCTCCAGCCAACTTTAGTTGGAATCGAAACATAATTATCAACCATTAGATCATTCATTGTTGCAAACAACATATGATCTATTATTTGATCTATTACTGAGACTGACATAATTAGCCTATATCTGTGCTGCTTCATCTTCTTCCAGGTATGTGGTTCTGGTTTTATAAAGACTCTAATGTAATCTGAGTCTTTATTCTCCAATCTTTCTTCAACCAGAGACCAGCAGTAATCAATCATCTGCTGTGAGGGTACTCCATCAACAACTTTAAAGAAATCTCTATTAGTTGTTGCATATCTCATATACGGATAGCCTGGACTGGAATTCCAATCCAATCTATTCCTAATTACTCTCTCACAATGTGATTTCTGCATAAAGTCTTCTGGTAAATCGAACCTCAATTTTCCAAACCTTTCTAACAACACATGCATTACTGAATCTTTTAAATCATTATCCATTGGGTGATCGCTTAGTTGTCGTCGTATTCGCCAATGAGCCAAAAATGACCTCAATTCTGCCCGCCCTGAACTTGGGGGCCAGTAGTAACCGTCTGAATTTCTTTCAAGGTACTCATCAATTGCGTCATCATACTTCCTAATTGCTGGAAATCCGCTCGAGGAGGATAAGGGGTTTTCCTTCCCGACGGCTTCGAATCCTTCCAGTAATTCTTCTGATTCGGCCTCATTGAGCGGGGCAACAACTTCGTCCCACCTAAAAAAGAACCTGTTGTCTTTACTATCTTCTTGTTGTCAACGGATAGGGCTGATTCTTTCTTTATAGTATGGCTAGCTGCATTATGCATTATCACTGCCAACTCTGTCTTAAACATCCTGTTGCAATGATCACACATTATCAAATCAGGATATTTTTCCTTCATCTGCTCTCTAATTTTCCCATTGTCAACTACAACAACATTTTCTTTCTTAGGTTTCACTCCTTCTTCCCTAGCGATGTTTTCTATTTTATTTTTCTTAAAATGTTCCAATTCTGCTTCAACAGTGTTCAATCTTGAATATAATTGGGGGGTTTCATCCACTATTTTTCCTATAACATCAACTCTTTTCTCTACGGTTGACAATCTAGTGGTCATATCTTCCATTTTTGCCACCCACAATTTTAAAGGATCTACATTTGGAACATTTATTTCAATTCCATCATCGCTCTGGGCACTTATTTTTGTTTTCCCATTTAATAGTTCTTGCACTTCTTGGAACTCATCTGGGGTCATTCTGACTGCATTAGATATAAATTTCCTCTGAGCTGCTGTTAGCTTAGCCAGAGAGGATTCCCAACTAATTTGTTCGTCATAATCAACTTCAACTTCATCATCAGCCCAACTGGTATTAACCAGTTTTGCTAGATCCATATTTGTATCAACTTTCTTTCCTATAAATCTAGGTAAGTTGTACAAATCTTCACTAGCCTCCAATTTTATAACCATGGGCAACTCTAACATCATTAATTCTGACATGACTCCTACATTAGTTGTATTCTTTTCATGACATCCTGTATGCATGCCATAAACCCTCATTCCATCATGATATCCAGCGCCTGAAAAACCTTTTTCAGTTGATCCAGAATAGCTAACCATAGCTTGTAAATTAGGTTCTATTCTTAATCTACCTAAAGAGCTAGACACTTTATCATTAAAAATTCCAGTACAAGACACTTGCATCTTCTCGTCTATTTTCTTAAGCCTAGCCTGAACCACTCCTAACTTTGATAAGTTATCTCGGCCAACGAACAAATAACATAAATCTTCATGCACTGGTGAAATTCTATACCTTGGAGTTGGCATTACAATCGCCTTTGAAGGGCCAACTAACTTAACATTTGTCATAACATTTTCAAGAACATGATATGGTACTGCTACGATATCATTATCCACTCGTATTCCAAATCCTATGTGCTTTTCAGAAAACACTCCTGTTACTTGCTTCACCTGTATTTGAAAAGGTGGTATAGCAGAATCGTATAATACTGAATTAGCTATCATAGCTTCTCCTTTATACTGCAATTCTGTATTTCTCCACCACTGAACTGCTCTAACCATAGGGCTAGATGGTAGCAATAAAACTAATACTTTTATAGCTACTTTAAATATCAAATACAACAAAGACATTCCTATAACAAGATTAACAAAATTCTTTAACGTTATGACAAACAACATCCAATCCAAGAAATCTGTGCTAGCAAGATTCATAATCCAGCCGACAAAATCAAAAGAACTCAATATTTCTGGGGTCTTCTTTAAATCATCTTTCACCTGTTCGTAAACCGTAGGAGGAGGCGGTTGTGTCACATTCAACTTATAAGCTAAATATAGCTTAAAGTTGGCAAAACTACATTCTGGCACTAACTCCAGCGCCACATAACACAATAATGTTGAAAACACTAAGGTTTTCACCCACTCCATAACTTTCTTAAGAAAATTAAACATTTTTTCAAAAATAAGTTTTTTAATAAATTTTATAAATAAATCAAAAGCACAAAG